GCGTCAAATAAATTTGAAGCACCACTTGTTGAAGTTTTTACAGTTGTTGTTCCTGTAATTCTTCTTCCATAATCGTGTCTGTACATATCATAAACTGTACCTGTTGTCCAATTTCTTCTTGGAATTGCAATTGAAACATCTGAACTTGTAATCTTTTTAGCTGCAATAGCGTCATCAAACGTATAAAATTCTGAGTCAACTGAATCCGAAGCTGCGATAGGTACACTATCAGTTCCTTCATTTTCAGTACGACCGTCTGGTCTTGTTGAAGTTGCGAAAGCTTGTGGTCTTCCCAACATTAAATAATAAACATTTGCTGAGGCTTCGCTAAAAGACTCTACAAATTGTTCTTGGTTATGAATCCTAAACTTATTTGTTACTATTGCTGGCATAATTCTCTCTTATTATTTATATTGTTTTTCATAAACAATACATACTTTTAATTATATTTATACTACTTTAAAGGTGGTCCGCCAAACCACATTACTAAAGATTTTCTATTACCTTTAGTTACAGGTTTAACTCTATGTCTTACAAAACTTGCAAAAAACGCAGCTTCACCTCTAACTAAAGGTAATGCGTCTCTTTCATCTTCAACAAATTGTAATTCTCCACCTTCAAATTCTTTAGGATCTGAAAGTAAAATAGTCATTGATATTTTTCTTACAAGTGGTTGTTGAATAAAATGTATATCTGAGTCAGTATGCCAATCATAAAAAGCACCTTCAGGATATACTGTAAACTGAGCAGGTTCAGATAGTTGTGGAAATTCAAATCCAAAATGATTTGTATTAATATTATTCATACAATCTTCTATAATAGAATACATTGGTAGAGCTCTTGGATCATCAAAAGGAATCCAAGATATAGTAGTGGTTCTTTTTGATTTATTTAATTCAGCATCTTTTTCAGAAACTCCTATTTTAGCTTCTTCTGGAGTATATGATTGTCCCATTCTAATAATATCATCACATTGATCAGCAGTAAATACTGGTTCTTTTGTTTTAACAATATATGATTTCCACCTAGGTTCTCTATATTTTATCATTTAACTTTAACTCCCCATATTCTTTTTGTTCTTTCTTCTGGTGTTTCATTATGATCTATTCTTCCATCTCTATGAAATAATTTATAAGGTCCATTTGCTCTTACATAATGAATAAAGATTTGCATACATTCTTCTCCTTCATAAGGTTCACGCCAATGTTCATAATTCATTCCTTCGTAAATAATACCATCACCTGATTGAGTTATAAATTGTTCTGGTTTAACATTTGTATCTATTTGACCTTGTGGGTTATTTAATTTATGAAACCATAAAGGCCATTCTTTATCTGCATAAAAATTTATTGAAACAGAAACTTCACAACTAGGTCTATCAATATGTTTTTTTAATTCAGTACCTTTTTTATACATTCTTGTAAAAGTATAAGTAGGTAATAATTTTTCACCTATTGTTTCTTCTACTAATTTTTGTTTTTCAGTTAATATAGTTTCACCTAATGTATCTGAATAATCAGCAAAAGCACCTTTAACTTGTGGACAAACTTTTAATTTGGATTTTTTTATGTTCCAATAAGCAGTAGATAAATTTAATTCATCTTTACTTAGAAAGTTTTTTACTGGTATTATCATTTGATAATTGTTGTTGTTTAGGTTCTAATTTACCTTCAGATTTAAGTCTTCTTACTGTTTCAATTTGTGCGGCAGCGTTTTTTGCACCACCAACATCAGGACTATGTTTTAAAAAAGAAAATCTATGTTGTAATTCTATAGGTAAAGCTATTTTTTGAGATTCATTAATATCTTCAGTTTCAAGGTCTGGATTTTCATCTTTTAATTCTTTTTTAATTTTTGACCATAAACGCAACTCTCTAACTCTATCTTTTTGTTGTTGTTGCATTGTAGCTCTTCTAAAAAATAATTTTTGTTTTTCTATCTTTAATAATTCTAAATCTAAAGGGTCTTTTTCGTTATTAATTTTTATATCTAATTTTTTAATTTGAATTTCATTTTCTTTATATTCAAAATATCCATTGACGGTATTTTCATAATAATGGGACATTTCTCTTACACATTGCCAATACTTTGCACTTGGTGTAGGAAATCTAAAATCTTCTAAAACACCTATTCTCATTTCAACTTCGGTTCTGAATATTTGTTTTTTATCCCAAGAATCTTTTAATTCATCTTTTAAAGTTAAAAATGATTTTGTATCCTCTTCAGAAAGACATAAAGATAAATCTTCTTCTTCTGGAACAACAGGTTCTGCGTACTTAATTAATTTTTCTAATTCTAATTTACTTTTTTCTTTTGTTTCACTTGACATAATATCCTTTCAAATCAAATAATTTTTATATTATATTTATGGTAAAGTTATATCCGTTGGCCTAGAAATAGGAAATCCCTTGTATATATCATCTTTAGCATCATATTCACTTTGTAAAGTTGCCACAGCAGAGTTTACTAATGTTTGACTATCTGTTTTAGATTTTTCTGTAGCATTTACTCTTTTTGCCCAAGCAATTCCAGCTGCATTGTCTTCAACCACATATACATCACCAGGATAAACTGTAATCACTAATCCATTAACTCTTTCATCAGCAGTTATAAAATTATCTTGCGAACTATTTGCTATATAATATTTGTTTGCCATAAATTCTTTCCTATTATTCTATCGTAAATGTTGCTGGTGAAGCGTGTTTTACATTTCCAGCACCAGTATAAACTGATACGTGTGAAGCTGGATATGGAGGACTACCTCCACCAAATGCCATACCGTAACTTGCTCCAGAAGTTCCTGCACCACCTGCACATTGGTTAACACCAGCAAGTGGACAAGCTGTATCTGTTGCCCAAGCAGTTCCATTCCATAATTGAACTGGAGATGATGATGGCTGTGGATAGACAGTAATAGCATTTCCTTCAGAAGCACTATATGTAAGTGTTTCACTAGCAACTTCTGCACTAGGAGCAACCAAAGAAGGACCAGAAGCCCAAGATGTACCATTCCAATATAAAGTATCGGTACTTGTTGGAGTACCATTTGGACCAATGCTATAAACATCTGAAGTTGATGCACCTTGACCTAAACTAGGATAACTTCCATAAGGCATTGATACAGGTGAAACTGAAAATGAAGTTCCATTATAAAATAAAACATCGCTTCGAGGTTGACCTGCTTCAGTCCATCCTCCTGCAATCATAAAATCTGTTGAAGAAGCACCTTTTCCTGCACCAGACATTGATGATCTTGCTACTGGCAGAGATGGACCAGATGACCAACTAGCTGGACTTCCTGACCATCTATATGTATTTACTGTACCACCATAAGTTAAAAAAGGAGTAGTTTGATTAGGACCAGTTACTCCGTGTCCTCCTCCACAATGATGATCGTCTTGCGTTCCTTGACCAAAACAACTTGAGTTTGGATAAGGAAAATCTGTTTGTAAAGCCCAAGAAGTTCCATTCCAAAATAAATGGTCATATCCTCTTGCACCGTTTTCACCGCCTACTTTAGGGTGGCTACCATATCCAGCAACGTGATAAATTGCATTAAATGGTCCTCCGTGAGCACCTCCAGTAAATCCATAAGGCATAGATGTTCCTGCAGCCCAACTAGCGCTACCTAAAAGATAAGTTTTAAATTTTTTAGCTGTGGTATTTAACCATATATCTCCAAAAGATGGAGAGGGTGGATCGCCAGCAACAGCAGGTATTCCTAAAGTACCTGTTGTTGTATCTTCAGGTGCAACTGTTCCTGGTGCAACAGCAGTTACGCCGTTAGCAGATATTGAGTTTGCGAATGTTCTTGTTATTGATCCCATATTTTTTTATCCTATAACGGTAAATATCTAAAAGTTATTTCCGCAGATGCTACTGGAGCAGTTTGAAAAGTTAAATCTGTACCAGAAATTGTATAATCGTCTGTTGGTACTAAACAAATACCATTTACAAATACTAAAATATCATCTACTGATCTACCACTATTTATAGTAAATAAAACTGTTGAACCATCGCCTGTGGCAGTACCTTTTGAATACGATAAAGTATCTCTAGCAATACTAATATTATCTCCAGAAATTGTAGTAGTAATACCACTACCTCCTAAAACTCCTAAAGTATCTCCTAATAATGAAATTGTTGCAGAAGTTGAGCTATCATCTACAATTGTTAAATCTGTTGACAAAGCAGCTGTTGTTACGTTTGTAAGCCTACCTTGTTGATCTACGGTAACTACTGGTATTGCTGTTGAACTACCATAAGTATTTGGTGTAACGGCTGTATCATCTAAATCTATTGAAATACTGTCGCCAGAAATTGCTGTTGTAATTCCTGTATCACCTGAAATTTTTAAAGTTTCTCCTAAACTAATTGTTGCCGAAGTAGAAGAATCATCAACTACTGTAATTGAAGAATTGGCTAAATTAGCATTTGTAATTCCTGCACTACCTGATAAGTTTGAATTTGTTAAGCCTGATATTGTATTAGATCCAGCAGCAATTGTTTTACCTGTTAAAACTTGTGAACCTGTAAGTGTAGCAACTGTTGCGTCTATTGCAACTGATAATATGTCGGTGTTAACTCCAGTAGTTGTAATACCAGCACCACCTTGAATTGTTAAAGTATCTCCAGTAGTAATTGATTGATTAGAACCACCATCACCAGCAATTGTAAAAGTTGATGTTGCACTTGCAGTACCAGGTTCAAATTTTCCTGTTGATGAGTTATAAACTAAAACTTGGCCGTTTGTAACACCTGATAAAGTAAAAGAT